GGTATTCCACCAAAACAATTACCAAACAATGGTTATTACTCACCAGAAACAAAAAGAAAGAGTGAGGTGGCTTATATCATATCTCAACAGAATATGTCCAAACAGGAGTTCTCTGTTGATGATGAAAAGAGAATGGTATACTCACCATTGATGATACCAAATATTCTTATACCAAGATTGGATGAAGATACAAATGAAAAATACTTTGTTAAGTTCACCCCATCTGTTATAGAGAAAATACAAAATCTTTATATGATTGAAAAAAGATTAGACCAAACTAACTATGAACACACTGATAAAAAGATTGAATCTGTTGTGATGGTAGAGAGTTGGTTAGTATCTGGTGAATCAGATAAAGCATATCAATTAGGTTTCAGCAGGGGTGATATACCTGATGGGACTTGGATGGGTGGATTTAAGGTATTAGATACACCTGAAGGAGACAACATTTGGAACAACTACATAAAAACTGGTAAGGTTAAAGGGTTTAGCGTTGAGGGTAATTTCTTAATGAACTTTTCGCGCCTAAAAACTGATGAGTATTTATTAGATGAAATCATAAACATTATTAAACAAATAACAGATTAAAAAGATTATGGATGCAACAACAGCAATCAATAATATCCGTAAAATGTTAGGATTACAATTTAAGAAAGAGACCTTCACATCTACTTTCCTTATTGATGGAGCCACAGAGGTTACAAACAATATGGAAGAAGATTTTCAAGTAGGTCAAACTCTTTATGTAGTCAAAGAATCCACACTTGCACCAGCACCTGAAGGTAGTCACACTACAAGAGATGGTTTGGTTATTTCAGTTGACTCTGAATCTACCATCATCGCTATTGTATCAGAAGACAAATCTACAGATGCAGAGGTTGAACAAGAATCAAGTAAAGACATGAACTACACAGAAGCAAGAGATGCTCAAGGACAACTCCTTGAATCAAGTACTTTTGATGTAGGTGAAGATGTGTTTTTAGTTAAGGATGATGGTAGTAAAGTACCAGCACCTGATGGGGAACACCAAGTGGTATTGAAAGATACAAGTGGAAACGAGAATAAGATTAGAATTCAAGTATTAGATGGTAAAATCATTCAGCGTGAAAATGTTGAAGGTATGATGAAACCACAAATGATGAATGCTGACTTTTCAAAAGACATTGAGGATATTAAATTATCATTAAACAACCTCCTTGAGTTGGTTGGTTCTATGAACGGAAAATTCAAGACAGAGTTAAACTCATTAAAAACCGATTTTGATACATTTAAGAAATTACCAGAAAGAAAGTCAGTAGAGGAAAAAAAGACCTACACTGAATCATTTGCTGATTACAGATTAAACCTTATCAAAAATCAATTAAAAAAATAAATTAAAACAATGGAAAACAATAAGAAAAAATTATCATTTGCTTATGACTTGTCTAACTTACCTGTGTATAACTCATATGGTTCAGATATGTTGATTAAAGCAATCTTGGGATTGACCTTACCAAAGTACGCTTCAATTAGAGCAAACTTGAAAGGTACTACTGAAAAAGTAGGTTTTGTAACAAACGATATTTATTTACAGGATTTGAGTTGTGGATTTGACCCATCAGGTACAACTACACAATCATTGGTTACTGTAGATTTATGTAATAAAAAATTAAATCAGACACTTTGTCCATACTCTTTGTATGATACTTACTTGTCTCAATCTTTATCAAATGCGAATTTCCAAGAGACAGTTCCATTTGAAGAGGTAATCTTAACAGATATTTCTAACAGAATTGCAAACCAAGTTGAAAAGCAATTGTGGCAGAACACCACTACTACTGGTGGAACTTATGGTTCGGCTTGTTTCGCAGGTGTTGGTCAGTTGATTACATCAGGTAATGGTGCTACTCAAATCGCTTACTCTGCAGCTACACCTTCTAATGGTTTAGATGTATTCACAACTATCTACCAAAACATTCCAGCGAATGTATTACATTTGGATGACCTTGTGATTTTTACATCGTACAGTAACTACAGAGGTCTCGTTGCTTCCATGAGAAACAACAGTTTCGTGAACCTATTTACAATGGACACTGCTGGTTCTACAAGTGGTGAGGATTGGGCTTTGATGCTTCCTGGTTCAAATGTTAAAGTAATCCCAACTGTAGGTTTGGATGGTGTTAACGCATACTACGCAGGTCCTGCTTCTTACTACATGGTTGGTATGAACGCTGAAATGCAGACAATCAAAGCAATCTATGACCCATTTGAGGACATCGTGAAAATCAACGCACATGTTACTTATGGTTTAGGTATTTTTGATGTAGCGTCTTTCTGCTTGTGTAAATAATCTTGTGGTCTATATCCTCCTTTCTTAATACAAAGTTATGGAGATTGGGGGATATAACCAAATAAAATAAAACAAAAAATATAAAATAGAAAATTATGGCATCATGTTATATTAGTACTGGTTATACTTTGGATTGCAGAACCTCATCTACAGGTGGTATCAAAACCATGTGGGTATTAGGTGGTTCAGGTAATACAATCACTGGATACACAGTTACAAATTCACAGGTTACAGCAATCGGTGGAACAGGTACTTGGTTCAAGTTTGAATTACCAAAACAATCAGGTTCTTTGAGTGAAACTTTGGGTGTAAACACTACATCTCAATCTGTTACTTTCCAACCTGAAATTGTGGTAAACCTACCAAAACTAAATACTCAATTAAGGGACACCTTCGTTGACCTGGTAAGTCAAAACGAAATCTACGCTTTGATTGAAGATAACAACAACAGATACTGGTTGGTATTCTTGGATAATGGTGGTTTAGTTACTGCTGGTTCATTGAATACAGGTCAGGCATACACCGACTTGAACGGAGCAACCGCTCTTACTATGACTGGTGGAGAACCAACATCTATCCGTGAGGTTGATGTTACTACTACCATCGCAGCAGTATTCACTACTGGTGGTTTCACATTCCAATCATAAAAAAAACACAAGATATAAGGGGAGACAAAAACTCCCCTTTTGTCTTTAAGCCTGATATATTTATTATAATATGCCACCAAATCCGTATAGAAGACAACCCAACATCAATGATATGATGTATCCAAAAGGGTCAAAACAGCCAAGACAAGTGTGGGCTGCAGTAATGAATGTGTATAAAGCACCTGAAACAACACCACAACCTACACCAAGTCCAACAGGTACAGCAAATCCAACACCTACGCCGAGTGTAACTCCTACACAGACACTTACACCAACAAATACGGGAACACCTACTCAGACACCTACTAATACAGGAACACCTACTCAGACACCTACTCAAACACAAACTCAAACACCAAGTAATACTCCAAACCCATTATGTCCTCAACAATTAGATATTGTTGGTGGTCCTTTGTATCCAGGTATAACAGGAACATATAATAGATTATCTGTTGCTCCAACACAAACATTTACATCTGGTTATATCCAACAACAAGGAAATCCTGATACTTTTGTTTTTGGTACAGCACCTGATGGAAAAAATTACGCAGCGTTTGGATACCAAGCAGGTGGAGCCTCATATATGTTTGCTCGTAATTTTAACGGTGCCTCAGGTTTAGGATGGGTACAATATGTAACAAGTGGTGGATATTTGTATGAAGGTGGAACAATCGCTCAAGTTGGAGGTTCTAATACTAACACAGGATTTTTATTTGATGGTAGCGTTTATTATCCAGCAACAGGACAATTCACCATTGGTGCGGGAGCTAATTATTATTATTTATCATATCCATTAAGTTGTCCAACACCAACACCAAGTGTAACTCAAACACAGACTCAAACGCCAACTAATACTCAGACACCAACTCAAACTCAGAGTGGAACACCACAGGTTACATCAACACCTACTCAGACACCGACTCCAAGTGGAGTAGCACCAGGAACAACACAGGCACAGGCGTATCTATCAGCTGTGGTTGCTGCGGGTGGTAGTGTTAGTGCTCCTATGTCTGCGGCAACAATCACTATGTTTAATTCAATTTGGAGTAATGGATTTAATACAAATATGGTAGGTATGTATCCGTTTATCGGTGGAACAGCAGCATCACACGCAGTTCAAGCTATGTCGCCTGGCGTGTATAACTTAACTTTTAATGGTGGTTGGACGCATAATACATCAGGTGCTACACCAAATGGAACAAATGCTTACGCAGTATTAAGTGGTCTTGTTCCACAAGCAATAACAGGATTTACTTTAAGTGGTGGTAGTTTGGGAACATATTGTGGAACTGACGCTGTAGGTGGTGCGGCAATTGGTTCTACTGACCCATCACAAGGAGCGTTTAACTTATATCCAGCATTACTGAACCCAACAAAACAAATGGCAACCACTTTTTGGAATAATACTATTGGGGCTTATTCAATTACAACAATTCCTGATACATTAGGTCTTATGTCTATTGCTCGTAGTGGTTCAACATCTACAATTCAATTTTATAGAAAAGGTAGTTTAATTTCAAGTCAAAATCACACCGCACTTCAATTAAATAATATTAGTATATTTTTTGGAGCGAATAACCAAAATGGAATACCAAACCAATATTCAACTTATAGACATCAGTTTTCATATATTTACAGAGGAACTTTAACTACAAGTCAAATGACTACATTAGATAGTATAATCCAAACTTACCAAACATCACTTGGTAGAAATGTTTATTAAAAAATATGGTACAAGTAGCACAACTTACAGAAACACAAAAAGACGAATTGGTGGGACAACTTTACACCACTGATAGTTATTTCAACCCAATACAAGATTGTAATAATATATGGATTATTTCAACTGAAGAAATTGAGTATTGTGATAATCCACAATTTCAATGGGTTAAAACTTTAACATTAAGTGAGTATTGTCCAAAACCAGAACCACCATTTCCACCAATAGGATAATATGTATAAAGTTGGGGATATTGCCTTTGATGAATATTATGTTAAAAGTGTTGAATTGGAATTAGACACTTGTGATTTAACAATAAAGGTGATATTTCATAAAGATAAAATTGAAAGAGAAAAACATTATAAAATAGAATCAAATTGTAATGTTGATATAAATGAATTGATTAAAAACTTGGGTGATATATTAAAAGATGAGTAGAATATTTTATAGAAAAAAGTTTAGTGATTATCTTGGTGAACAAAGAGCCATAGATGATATAGTTCAATTCTATCAACCTGATGGTGGAGTTACACCAACACCTACTCCTGTACCTGTAACACCTACGCCTACCCCAAGTATTACACCGACTAATACACTTACGCCTACACCGAGTATTACACCAACCAATACAAATACTCCAACGACTACTACAACCCCTACGGTTACTCCTACGAACACGAATACTCCAAGTGTAACCCCAACCATCACTCCTACAAATACAAGTAGTCCTACACCTACGCAGACACCTACTCCAAGTAGTAGTCCTTTACCACAATATAAACTACAAGCCGAAAACACCGACTTTATACAAACAGAAGGTGGAGACGATATAAACATAGAAAATTAAAAAATAATAAAATGGCAAATACGAAAATTAGTCAATTACCAGAATGGACGGGCACCGCTGCC